CGACGCGGAGGTGCGCGAGTTGGGCAGCGGGCGCAGCCGCACCGAGACGCTCAATAGCCTCGGCGTGCGCCCGACCCGCACCGTGCGCCAGCACAGCGTCGCTGACGGCATCAATGCCGTGCGTATGATCCTGCCGCGCGCCTGGTTCGATGCGGAGAAGTGCGCCAAGGGCATCCACGCGCTGCGGCACTACCGGCGGGAATGGAATGAGGCGGCGCAGACCTGGCGCAGCAGTCCGGTGCATGACCACGCATCGCATGGCGCGGACGCGGCGCGGTATCTGGCGCTCGGCGTGCGCGATGTCGAGACGAAGCCCTTGGACAGCATCATCGAGCAGCAGTTTCCGACGCACCGGACGATCTACGAAGGCCGCGACAATACCGGCTGGATGAGCGTTTAACAGGAGGCAACCCCATGAGCCACTCATCGACCAAGAACGAGCGCACCGAGCATGAACGCGACACCAGCCACCGCGCGCCAGCCGCCAGAGCCGCCGCCCCGCGCGATGCCGCTGCCGACCAACTCAGGCTCCTGCTGCTGCTGGCCACCGACTGGCTCAACAACGACCGCACGCACGCGGCCGAAATCGCCGCACTGACCGGCGCGATGATTGGAGCGCAGGGACCGCCGGTCAACGTGGACGTGCCGCTGGTCACGCAGGCCGGGGCCACGCTGAGCTGCACCATGGGCAACTGGACCGGCGAGCCGACCAGCTACGCCTACGCCTGGCACAATGACGGCGTTGCCAACGGCGGCACGGGCGCGATGTATAGCGTGGCGCCGGAGGACAGCGGGCACAACCTGGCGTGCGTGGTGACGGCGACCAACGCGCTGGGATCGACCAATGCGCCGATGAGCAACGCCGTAGCCATTGCGTGATGCTCTGATGGCTCGTCGACCCAGAGCCGGTGATGCCGCCATTCTGCGCGAGGCGAAGGAACGCTTCGAGCGCTGTGTCGGCTGGGAGAGTGCGTGGCGCGACCGCGCGCTGTTCGATACCAAGTTCGCCAACGCGGATCCGCACAACATGTGGCAGTGGGACACCTCGGTCAAAGCCGACCGCGGCTCTCGCCCATGCCTGACGTACAACCAGGTGAGGCAACACAACCTGCAAGTGATCAACGACGCCAGGCAGAATAAGGCGCAGATCAAGGTCACGCCCACAGGGGGGCAAGCGTCCTACGAGGCCGCACAGGTGTTCAGCGGCATCATCCGGCGCATCGAGTATCAGAGCAAAGCGGTGGATGCCTACAGCACGGCGATCTTCCATCAGGTCGAAAGCGGTATCGGCTACGTGCGCGTCGAAACCGATTACGTGGACAACGACAGCTTCGATCTGGATCTGTGGATACGCCGTATTGCCGACCCGCGCAGTGTATACATGGACCCCGACTGCAAACTCTATGACAAGTCAGATGCCAATTTCGCGTTCGTGTTCGAGGATATCCCGCGGGATCGCTATGAGGAGGAATACGGCACCGAGGACAACGCCGCGCCGGCCACGCTCGACCACACCGACGGCTGGAACGACAAGGATCACGTCAGGGTCGCGGAGTATTGGCGCCGCGGCATGGCCACTGGCAAGATCCACCAGTTGCAGGACGGCACGGTGGTGCGGGATGACGACATCCCCGACGACATCCGCGACCAGATCGAGCCGCTGATCGTCAAGACGCGCGAGGTCGCAGAGCCGGAAATCGAGTGGTTCAAGCTCGCTGGCGACCGGATCATCGACCGCGAGGAATGGCCGGGGAAATACATCCCGATCGTGCCGTTTCTGGGCGAGGAAACCGTGATCGACGGCGAGATGGACCGCAAGGGTCACACCCGAAGCCAGATAGATGCCCAGCGTATCTACAACTACTGGGCCTCGGCGGCGGTGGAGCAGGTCGCGCTGCAGACCAAATCGCCGTATGTCGCGCGCATCGACGCGATCCAGGGCCGCGAGGAGCAGTGGGCGACAGCCAACGTGAAGAACTGGAGCGTGCTGGTCTACAACGGCCTCGATGAGCGCGGCCAGCCGATCCCGCCGCCAGCCCGCGAGCCACCGCCGCAGATGGCGCAGGCGTATATACAAGGGATGACGATTGCGCGGCAGGATCTGATGAGCGTCACCGGCCAGTATCAGGCCGAGCTGGGCATGCCGAGCAACGAACGCAGCGGCATTGCCATCCAGCAACGCCAGCGGCAGGGCGATACCGCGACTTACCATTACATCGACAACCAGGCCAAAGCGATCCGGCAAGTCGGCCGTATCCTGCTCGACCTGATACCGCGGATCTACGACACGCGGCGCGTGGTGATGACGCTTGCCGAGGATGGCGAGGAAAACAAGGTCGTAGTGGTGCCGGATGCGCCCGAGGCACACCAGTTCGTCGGCCCGCCGCCACAGCAGCCGAACACTGACGGCGCTCCGGTGCCGCTGACCGGCGGACAGGCGCAGGAGCTGCAGGAGAACCCCGACACACCGGATCCGTCCGTGATCTTCAACCCCAACGTGGGCAAATACGACGTTGAGGCGGACGTGGGGCCGGCCTATGGCACGCAGCGCCAGGAAGCGGCGAATGCGTTCGCGGAGATCATGAAACAGAACCCCGCGGCATTCCAGATCGTCGGCGACCTGTGGGCTGAGAACTCAGACTTTCCGAATGCCGACGAGTTCGCGCGGCGGATGAAGCGCGGCCTGCCGCCGCAATACAAGTCGGGCGTGGATCCGCAGGTGCAGCAGGTGACACAGGCGGCACAGCAGATGCAGCAGCATGCACAGGAGTTGCTGCAGAAGGCCGATGCGGAGATTGCGGGATTGAAGGCGCAGGTGGCGCATCAGAAGGAACTGCTGGGCGACAAATCGCACTCGCTGGAGATCGACGACTACAAGGCCGAGACTGACAGGCTCAAGGCGGTCGGCGGCATCGACCCGCTGGCGTTGCAGGTGGTCGTGCGGCAGATGGTACAGGACATGCTGCAGACCGAGCTGCACCCGCAGCTACAGCAGCACGCGGCGCAGCAGAGCGAGCTACAGGCCACCATGGCGCCGCCCGCACCCACGAATGGCAGCGGAGCGACGGCGGCGTCAGCGGCGCCTCCAGGCCCCGGCATGGGGATGGCGTGAATGCCGGGTAATCCACTTGATGCAGATGGTGCGGGGCCACCCGGTAATGCGCTGTGGCAGCCGTCGTCGTGGCAGCTAGGCATGCCTGGCACGCCGGAGACCGCCGACCTCTCCAATATTCCACTGCCAACGCAGGAGCAGATCGAGCAGCAGCGGAAGCTGATTGCCGAGCGTCTGCGTCAGTATGGCTACGCACCACGGCAACTCAGCGACCAGGAGGTGCTGAGCACGATGGCGCCGATGCGGCAGGGGCCGGTGCAGTGGCCCGAGTGGGTGACGGAGTACTTGCGGCGGAACCCACAGGAGAATGTGACGGCACGGGCCGGGCGGCCTGGTGTCGATACGCCCTACAATCAGACGTATGAGGAGTGGAACCTGCGCAACAAGGCGCTGAATCAGTCGGTGCCAACATCGGTGGGCGTGAACTATGCGGTGCCGCGGAATGCGTTGGCCGAGCGCTACGGCGATGCGGCCTACACGGCGGCGCGTCAGGCTGATCCGTTCTGGGGATTCAACCTGCGCGATACGCCCTTGCTGGCGCGCATTCGCAGCGGCGAGGCGTCGCCGGAGGAAGTGAAGGCAGCGAACCTGCAGCCGGGCAACTGGAACGATCTGCACCAGGAGCGGGCGCGGCAGTTCTATCAACTCTATGACCAGATGAGCCGCAGATAGCGCGAATGCCGGTCAATCCGTTGCAGATCACCGACCCGAACACCAGCGACAACCCGCTGAGCGCCGGCACGTCGTCGGCGGGCTATGTGCCGGTGACCGACGCCGATCCAGGGCTGTTTGGCCGGGTCGCGGATGTGGTCAGCGGTGGCGTGGATCGCGTCAGCCAGTGGCTGGCCGAGCAGCGCGCCAAGAGCGAGAAAAAGGGGCTGTGGACCGGCGGCAGTATCTGGGAGGGCGGGCATCCGACCGTGAAGGGCGTGGCCGATGCCGCGCAGCAGGTGGCCGGCAACTTCGAGGGCGGCATCAAGGCGTTTCACGGATCGCCGCACAGCTTCGAGCGGTTCGACCCGAGCAAGATCGGCACGGGAGAGGGCGCGCAGGCATACGGGCACGGCCTCTATTTCGCCGAGAACGAGGGCGTGGCGCGCGGGTATCGCGATCAATTAGCCGGGTTCAACTTGTCATTCCCGAATAAGGCCGCCGAGGACTTGTTCGCGTCGCTGCCGGCAGCGCATCAAGCTAACCTCCAGCGCATGGTGATGAATGGCGCGAAGCCCGCCGAGGTCAAGGCGATGCTGCAAAGCCTCTCGGATGGAGCGCGGAGCCACGCAGAGTCATTTGCTGAGACGGGCCGGCGAACCGCGGATTATGGCCCGGACGGTGGATATGCGGCGGCTGAAGCCGCGGCAAAGTTGGCGGCAATGCGCCCGATCAAATCAGTGCCCACCGGCCACATGTATGAGGTGGACATCAACGCCGATCCGGATCGCATGCTGCACTGGGACAAGCCGCTGAGCGAGCAGAGCCAGCATGTGCGGGATGCGCTGAGCAAGCTATCGCCGGAGTTGATGACGCATTTGCAAGGAACATTGCGCGGCGCGTTGGACAATCCCAACGGACCAGCAGCCACCCGGTTTGCCACCGGAGACCGCATATACAGGGAACTCGCTGACGCACATTCGCGAATGGCTGGCGATCCAACATTCTATGAAACACCCCAAGGGAAAGCGGTTAAGTCATCCATTGAGGGCGCCGCGCAAACACTGCGCGAAGCCGGCATCCCCGGCATCCGCTACCTCGACCAAAATAGCCGCGCCGCTGGCGAGGGCACGCACAACCTCGTCATGTTCGATGCCGACACCATCAACCTGCTGCGCAAGTATGGCATCGCCGGCCTGATCGCAGGCGGCGGCGCCGCGGCCACACAAGGCAACCAATGACCGACGAGCCGATCCCCAGTCTGGCCGAGGCGCTGGCCGAAATCCGCCGCCTGGCCGAGGCGCTGGCCGAAATCCGCCGCCTGCGTGCCCGCGTCGCCGAACTTGAGACGCAAGCCGCCATGACATTCGGCACCCTGGCACAGCCCGAAGAGGACGCACCGGCCAGCATCACGCACGGCCACGCGCCATCCGCACCACCACACAACGAGTAGGCCATGTCTGAGACCACCGAAGGCCAACCGGCGCCCGAGCCGGAACCCACACCCACGCCTGCACCCGCACCAGAGCCAACCCCTGGCACCGGGGCTCCCGAGCCCGAGGCGCCTGAGCAGACGCCGGAGGAGCAGAAGGACGCGCGGGACAAAGAGGACCGCCGCATCGCGCAGCTACGCGCCCGCCTCGGCGCAGCAGAGCGCGAGCGTGAGGCGCAACGTGCTGAACTTGAGGTGTACCGCCGCCAGGCGCAGCAGCAGGCGCCCGCTGAGGAAACGCCCGAGCAGCAGTATCAGCGCGTGCGTGCCCAGATTCGCGGCGAGGTCGAGGCGCAGCTTCGCCAGGAGGCGTTCCACGCTCAGGGCAATGCTGCGTTTCCCGACTGGCGCCAACGCTGCGACGACCTGATGGCGATGGGCGCGGATGCCGGGCTTGCGCAGTTGCTCATTGAGATGCCCGAAGGCGTGCGGGTGGCAGCGTCGCTTGCCTCGGATCCCGACGCGCTGGAGCGCATTGCCAACCTGCGCACCGAGCGGGCGCGTGCCGTGGCGCTGGGCAAATACGCCGCGACGGTCGAGGACACGCCGCCGGCACGCCTGGCATCAGCCCCGCGTCAGATTAGCGCGGCACCAGCGCCGGTGCGGCCGGTGACGGGCCGTGCCAACCCGCAGGTCAACGAATACCGGCTCTCTGGGCAGCAGCTCGTGGAGAAGTACAGCCGCGAGGCCATGGAAGCGCGCCGAAGCCGCTGATGGCACTTAGGTGGGTGCGGCGGTTCCGGAGATGGCTGCGGCCGGAGCCGCCTCATCATGTCGACTTCAGCTTCGACAGTTCCGAACTGGCGCTGAGCATCGATGACTTCGCCAGACAGTACATCGATCCAGCCATTGAAACTCTGGCCAGAGAGATCGCAGCGGACTTTCCGATCCCTGAGCGTTTGCCATGGCACAAACGGGCGGTGGCCGCCGTCCGTCTGCTGTGGCGCTGGTGGTTTCCTGGGAAACCAAAACCCGGGCATCTATCCGCTAATGACATCACAGCCAAGGCGTTGGTTATCCTTCACCAGAAGTACAACGTCATTGGCTCTATGAACGGCGGCGCGAAGATTGGCGATACGCTCCGCGTTCGGATGCCAGTTCCACCAGACTAGTCGTGCCTAACCGGTAGCGGATCGGTCAACACCGCGCGTCGGGCTTTGCCCGCATAAAGTGACGTGCCGACACGGGCAGCGGGCCGTAACACCGCGTGACGTGCCTCCACCGTCTGTCAGCGCGGCTATCCCTCTCATTGCGACAACGGCTTGAACCGGCGCCCCGTATCTACGCGGGCGCCTTCCCTCAATCTGTTGTCGAGGAGCAGGGCAATGCCCGCCACAAACACGCTACTCACCATCGATATGATCACCGCAAAGGCGCTGGTCATCCTCCATCAAAAATGCAACATCATCGGCAGCGTCAACCGTCAGTACGATGACAGCTTTGCGAATAGTGGCGCCAAAATCGGCACCACGCTGCGCATCAGACTGCCGGTGCAATACACCGTATCCACCACCCCGGCACTCTCGCTGCAGAACACCGTCGAGCAGTACGTCAGCCTGCCGATCACCAACCAGTACCACACCGACTTCTCGTTCAGCAGCGCCGAGCTCACGCTGAGCATCGACGACTTCTCGGCACGCTACATCGAGCCGGCCATCGCCACGCTCGCCGCGCGCATGGAAGCCGATTTCGTCAACCAGATGTGGCCGAAAGTCTGGAACCAGGTCGGCACCGCCGCATCGCCGATGCCCTACAAGACCATCCTCCAGGCCCGTAAGCTGCTGCTCGACAACCTCACGCCGCAATCCAAGCAGTGGTTGTTGCGCATCAACACGCAGGACAACGTGGATCTGGTCGATACCCTGAAGGGGCTGTTCCAGAGCCAGGAGCAGATCCGGCGGCAATACATCGATGGCGTGATGGGGTTGAGCGGCGGCTTCGAGTGGGCCGAGAATACCCACCTCACCACACAGACCCGCGGCGCTGAGTCTGGCTACCTGGTCAGCCCGGCGTCACAGACCGGCGCCACGCTGGCCGTCATCACCGGCACCGGCGCAGGCAACGCGGGCGACGTGTTTACGATCACCGGCGTTTATCGCGTGCATCCGGAAACCAAGGTGAACACGGGCGTCTTGCAGCAGTTCACGCTGACCTCGGCCTATGCTGGAGGCGCGGGCAATATGGCGATCAGCCCCGCCATCGTCACGTCAGGCCCGACGCAGAACGTCAGCGCCAGCCCGGCCAACAACGCACCGATTACGTTCGCCAATACCGCCAGCGTCGCCACGGGGCTGAGTTTAGCATACCATCCGGACGCTTTTACATTCGCCACAGCGGATTTAGTGATGCCCGGAGGAGTCGATATGGCATCTCGTGTAGTAAAAGACGGTATATCCATGCGAGCGGTGCGTCAATACTCGATTTCCGATGATACGTTCCCAATCCGCATTGACGTTTTATGGGGATGTGCTGCGTTGCGACCGCAGCTCGCCTGCAGACTCGTGGCGAATTAGGAGGGTGTGCCATGTCAGGTTTCGCCAACCGAGGACCACAGGACAATACCACCACCTCGGCCTATAGCAGCGGGCCGGGGCTGTTCGATCCCACCATCGCTGCATCCGGCGGCGGTCGCTCGTATGCCGGGACGATCACCGCCACAGCGGGCGGCACGCGCGCTGCTGCTGTGAAGCTGCGGGCAGCCGTCAACCGCATCGCCGTGTGCGCGACAGCGGCCGACAGCGTAGCACTGCCACCAGCCGTCGGTGGCCAGGTGATCTACCTGCAGAACAGCGGCGCTGCGGCCTGCCAGGTGTTCGCCGATCCCGCGACGGCGGACACCATCAACGGCGTCGCAGCGGCCACCGGCATCTCGCTGGCTGCGGCCGGCAAGGCGTCGTTCGTCTCACCAGCGACAGGTGTCTGGTTCACCGTCCTGTCGGCGTAAGTGCGTCTGCCGAGGCTGGTCCCCCCAGTCACTGCAATGCGTGTGGCCCCGAGCGTTTCTCGGCAGATCGGGGCACCCCACATGAGGCGTGAGCCATGATTTCGACGACTGGTGACCTCATCACGTTTACGCTGCGGAGCGCAGGGATCAATGGCGTCGGCCAGACACCCTTAGCAGAGGATTCCAACACCGGCCTGCAGTATCTCCGCTGGCTCATGGCAGCGTGGCGGCGCAAACGCTGGATGGTGTGGAACCTGCCAAGCACGGCGCTCGTCTCGACCGGCGCCAACAGCTACACCATCGGTCCCGGTGGCGACTACAACATAGCCCGACCGGACAGGATACACGCCGCCTGGTGCCGCATGCAGCCATTCGGCGGGCCTAATCCTGTCGATATTCAACTCGCCATCATCGAGAGCAAAGAGGACTGGGCCGGCGTCAGCATCAAAGACCTGAAGTCGCT